TCGATAGTGTTAGCAGGAATTACACCGCAGACGAACGCAACGACATCCTCCACCGAATCAAACGTATTACGGCGGACTAGGTCGTTATGGAGTGAAGGGGCTAAAGAGCCGTCAGACGCGGCACGTGCAACAAGATTAGTTGGAAACGCAGTGATCTCGTTCTCCTGGACAAAGACCCGCTTACAGAACTCAGCCGCAGGTTGCGCAGGCTCGTGTGATATGATAGACTTATGCTCATTAATCTCGAGGTGTAAGGCCGTCATAATCAATCGGTACTGAGTGGCCACCTTAGAATCGGTAAGGACAATGTCATCTCCGAGGATGACGTAGAGAGGCGGTGAACTGAAGCCAGCCCGTGCAGAAGCAATCCATACAATCACATGGTGGGTGAGTGCAAGCATCGGAAACGAAGTTTTAGCCCCCATTGGCTGTCCCACCGTATACCTAACTCGTTCACCGTCAGGTGTTATATAATCGCGATCTACTAATACGGACCGCCAAAGCGCGCCTAACCCCGTTGTACCAGTTAGATGCTCAAGTATCCGGGCCGAAAATGCTGAAGGCAGCCGGTCAGTCGCGGCAGTCAGATCAAACGAATATATTCCGGTATTATTAGCCTTTGTCATCAGTCTCACCTTCTCAGACGCAGCCTCCTGGTTGAAAGTTCCATCAGAGGGTATTGCTTTGAGGCGTAGGGCAAGAACATTGTGCAACGGGGTCAAGAGATACTGTGTCCAGTAATCCAGGACTGCCACAACCCGAGTCTTACCTCCCTTCTCCTCTATATATGCTAGCTTAGAAACCTTACCGCCTTTCGCTGCAGCAGTATCCCCCCTATGAGCGTATCCGACTGCCAGATATGCAGTTACGAAGCCAAGCATCTTAGACAGCTGACAGTAAGTATTAAACAGGTCCTTGTCTGCTACCAGGGCTTCCGCATCCTTATGCGCGTCCCACAGGGCCTTACCATTTGGCCCTGCAGAAACAGGCATTGGAAACTTGACCCCTTCCGTCTCACGCTGAAGATCCGACATAAAATCAGCTGATGAGCCACACAGACCAGTAACAGCAGTTATAACCTCAGCATCAGATATCTTAGAATTGCCACAGTCACCGTTAGGAGCCGTTATTGTATCCAGTTTAGGCTTAGGATCATGTACAACACAGCGGGACAGATCTAGAACACCAATTAACATTATAAGTAAGGGCTTAGTATCCCGGTTAACCCACCAGTATCGCTTGCTGGTTGAATATTCTTTCTGAGTAGAAATCAAGATAGCAATCAGAGGAGCTATGAGGATAGGACAACCAAACCCACCAATATTCGCATCCCACTGGGTGACTGCTAACTTGAGGGTCTGTCGAGTAAGATTCTTGTTCGAACCAAGCCAAGCAAGTAACCACATCCTAGAAGCCTTGAGTTCAGTAAAGAAGCGGCCGACGTCAGTATTGAATAGGGTGTCAATCCTGTTCAACATCTGACGTAGTGCCACAGAAGCCGGAGCACGGTACACAACAGGTAACTGATCAGATAGTAGCACTAATGCCTGATAAGCAGAGGTCAACCGCTTCACTGAAGCCTTACGTACTGCATGCTTATCAGGAACAACGAATGTCGGTATCCAATTCTTTAACATCATGAATAGGGAATATATTTCTTCTTATTAATTAAGAGCATTAAGCTCAGTAACCACCGAGTTCTTTATACATAAGGCAAGCACTCATCTCTTCCTTCTAGTGCGCATTGCATATTGAAGCCTAGGTATGTAACGTGATCAATGTTTACACCTT